CATTTCTTCTTTGGAGAGTACCCTACCCTTCTCTTTCTCTTTCAAAACTTTTTTATAATTCTATTTCATGATCGTTATTCCTTCTTATAATAGATACAAATACGGATTCAAATGTATTCACAAACTACCATGATTCTTTTCTCTTCATTATAACAGAATGGTTTACCACATCCCCATATGGATTCTTTTAATTGTTTGCATTCTTCTTCGGATAGATGAGGTTGTATTTGTTTCCCATCCCTTTTATAAATACCACAACGGAAAATTTTACAATTCATTTCAACCACATCTATTAAAATACCACAGTGTGGACATGAAAAATATCTAAACATTGTACAATTTAAATTTATTTTATTTATAATAGTATGGACATTGAACAGATTATTGATGAGATAAAGCCAAAGCCAGATGATTTTAAAAAGGAAGACTTTATTAAATATTGTGACTTCATGATGGGAAATGAAACAAAAGAACCTGATATTATCGTTAAGGATTATTATAAGCAGATGTACAAGGTTGTTGAAATGATAAACGAAGAACAAATGATGGCTATGATCTATCAAAAGTAGCCTATAGATCCACCAGATCGGCTATAGTATATTGTTTCATGGGAATTGATAAAAATGGTTTACTTGGTTTTTGTGGAATAGATGGAATAGATGGAGTAGGTAAAGGACGAATCAATGTATTTAGAGTCGCCTTTAATTCCAATCGTACCTTTTCTTCTTCAATCTCTGCCTCAAGTTTATTATTGCAAGAGACTTGTTTGACTGGCTTCATCTCAAACATTTCCCACCCTCCATTTTCGCGAATCATTTTGTACTTGTAAGCATTGTGTTCTACATCGTTTACATTTGTACAACGACTCTTATGTTGGTGACGACGAGCATTAAAGTTGGTAGTACAACCTACATATAACAAATCTGGCTTTGTTACATGTTGAATACGGTAGATAACACACTTTGAGTAGTCAGGCATGTATTGTCTAAACATTATTTTTTCTCAATTAATTCTATTTCTTTCAATAAAAAATCATCGTAATTATCATAGGTTACATTGTTCTGAGAGAACAACGTTTCGTACTCACTCAATGCATCACACAAAAACTTTTTACCATCCAATTCATTACGATGTTCGCGCTCCAATTTTAAACAACTTTGAATACGTACACTTAACAAATAAAAATGTTGATAGGATTGATAAGCTACATCTATTTTACGGGCAATTCCTAAATACAATTCTATTGACCCCATGGTAGCGACTATGAAAGATAGGAAACAGGTAGTCAGCGACACAGAATTCTGGCTCATCCATGCAGTTAATGAAATGGAGGCAATGGAATTTAAACTAGAAATAACAATGACTGGAATTTTAAAATACTTTTGAATGTAGACCAATTCTAGATATTGTTTCTTCGCTATCTTAGATTGTTGTACTGCATTCTCTTTTATATTTTCCAATTGTTTTTCCAAATCGTGACTCCATCCATGTTCGTCTGTGTGGTCGCTCTCCGTTTCTACATGATGATCACTTCTCAATAAATTAGGTATGGGTAGTTCTTCATCAAAGACGTTCATACTACTTAATAATATATTTTTCCGTATTTACATTGTAATAGTTCAACACCGTGTTGATGTTTGTACCTCGTGACTCTGCAAGTAATCGGATAGTCTCAGTGTCTCCCTTTTCTTCCAAATCTTTTACATGCATCTTGAACATGTCACCTTCTGGCATCAAGAGTTTTAATTTTAAAAATGGACCTATTTGTTTGGGCCTGTGAGGTACCGGACACCGTTGGTAAGCATCTATAAACTTGGGATTCCGAATGACATGGGTTTTTGGACCGTACGTTTTTACGGTTTTGTACTTGTTCCGTACGTAGATACATACCCCATCTTCATAAATTAAATAGTTATTGGGTGATTTATGGAAATCTAAATCCAAGTCTTCATTACGAACACCAAATACAAAACACAAGTAATTTAAAATATACCGATACCATTGTTCACTTTCATACAATTCATCCAATTTTTTTAAGAAGAAGGGAACAGATGGCAACTTTTTTTGTTTCAATTTTTTTTCACGATCTTTTGTAACTTCTTTGTACAGTTGATCTCGGTACTGTTGCCATGGTTCAATGTTCTTACCTTGTTCTTTGTCCAGTACAAGAATGACATTTAATAAATCCAGACGAGTTTGTATAGGATAATTACTTAAAAATTGTTTGGTTTCATCTACACTTTCACGAAAGGTATAACCGTCGCGAGATAGTCTGGCAATCCGTTGTTCATACCCTTTTTTTGTCTTCTCTGTAATATGTTCCATAGTATGCCTAGAGATTTAATTTTTGTGAATCAATTTTATTTAGGAATGTTTACGGAACCTTCTAAGTTACTTGGACTCTACATGATTCGTAAAGAAAAGTTGGACTGGTTAGAAATAAACTATAGGAGAATTCAAAGATTTCATTAAGGATGGCCAGAAACTTAAGGAAAATGAATGGATAGAATCTTAAGGATTCTACAAAAAATTGATTCAAAAGAATACTTAAAGGATTTTTATCTATTCATAGTATAATGGCCTTCCAATGCAAAATCTGCAACCTTGACTTTACGACTTCTTCCAACCTCCGAAAGCATGAACGTACCGAGAAGCATCTTGCCAAATGCCAATTACTTACAATGGTAGAACCTACCACATCCGACCAAAAGATTAAGGAACTTGAGGAAAAATTAGAAAAGGCAGAACAAACCATTCTTCTTCAAAAACAGCTTATTCAGTCTTATCAAGTCATCGTTTTGTTGACCGGTCAACCTGATCCGATGTTACCCGAGGTTAAGCTTCCAGAGGTAAAGCCAGAAGTCGCGCCGGATGTACCTGAGAAAGCCCCTAAGAAGGTAAAGAAAAGCAAGCCTGTGCCTGAGATAGTGGCTGAGCCTGAGGTAGTGGCTGAGCCTGTGCCTGTGCCTGAGGTAGTGGCTGAGCCTGAGGTAGTAGCTGAGCCTGAGGTAGTAGCTGAGCCTATGCCTGAGCCTGTGCCTGTGGCTGAGCCTGAGCCTATGCCTGTGCCTGTGCCTGAGGTGGTTGAGCCTGTACCTGAGCCTAAACCAGTGAAAAAGCTTAAGAAAGCAAAGAAAGCAACGGTAGAGGAGGTAAAAACAGAGATAACGGACGATGATCAAGATCGTATTTCATTCTTGCAGGAATATTGGGAAGAGCTTGAAACCCGTCTAAGCTTTGATGAAATTAAAGAAGAAATAAAATCTTATCAGGCACCCAATGAGGCACTACAAAAGTTTAAGGATTTGTATTTTAAGCAGATCGCGATGGGTAATTACATGGATCGTAGACCTAAGGAAGAGCCGAAGCCAGAGAAGCCTCGTCGTAAGCTAAAGATTATTGAGGATCCACCTAAAGATCTGGAGAAAGAGATTTATAAGCCAGAGCCGAATCCAGAGCCGAAGCCAGAGCCTGAAACGGTGAAGGCAGCCCCTGAGAAGCCTCGTCGTAAGCTAAAGATTATTGAGGATCCACCTAAGATTAGCGAAGCCACCCGAAGGGAGATGAGGGAGATTAACAATAACCTCATGGACTATGAGAAGGCCCTCGGTAATCTTGACGAATTTTCAAAGGAGGCCAGGCTTTTAAGACTTAAATTTAATCTGGCTTAATACTAATGTATCCCGTTCTTGTTTGTGTCGCGAAGCAAGAACAAGATTATATTAAAGAATTTGTACAATACCATCTATCCATTGGATTCAAACGAATCTTTTTGTATGACAATGAAAAGGAACCTTTTTATGAAACTTTTTTAGAAGAGTTCAAAGCATCTCTTACCGTCATACATTTTCCCCAACAGCCATGCCAAATGGAGGCACTGGCTCACTTTACAAGCACCATGACCGACCCCATTACCCATGTTATGCATATTGATTTGGATGAATTTGTTGTTTTAAAAAAACACAAAACGATCCAAGAATTCATAGAAGAATACATTGTCGGTACTACCGTTGGTATCGGATTCAACTGGCGTTTTTTTGGTGATTCTGGACATACAGAAAAATCAAATGAACCCGTTACCAAACGGTTTACCATGTGTCAAGAAAAAGGAGATAGACATATTAAAACACTTTTTAAACGCGATGCCTTTCTCATGTATATTACACCTCATGATATTATTCCGTTACGTGGATTCATTAAATCTACCAATGGATCCATTATAAGGGGTGCATGGAATGACAATATTGATCTTAGCGTTGTACAATTGAATCATTACAAAACGAAAACATGGCCTGAATTTGTACAAATACGTAAACGAGGACGTGCCGATCTAATCATTGACCATGAAGATGTCAAATTCAATTTTGATAGGCATAATTTCAATGAAGTAGAAGACACTTGGTTAAAGTATAAGATCATCCCATGAATCTATAAACGTTATTTTGGATTCATATTTTTTATTCAAGTAATCACAATTTGATTTTTTAGAAATCACTTTACACCCACATGCAAGAGCTTGATTAATACGATGTGTTTCTAACGAGGTATTTTCTAAATAGGGTATATTTAGTACATACTTGGACTTGACAATGAGATTGGTTACCGTTTCATCATAAATGGCATAGGCAAAGACAATGTTTTTATCTGGATACTTTTCTTTTAAAAGTACCTCTACCTTACCTCGTTCTTCATGAAAAAATCCATAAAAAAGTAAATCAATCGGTTGTTTACATGTTTCATAAATATTGTCACGTTTCAAAAATTCCCAATCAAATAAACCCGACGATTTTATACCCCATCTCTTATAACATTCATCTGCATTGTACTGACTATATTGAAACACTGGATTACGACGTAACAAAGCTACATAGTGTTTATTTTCAAAAAAATCACTTGCAATATTTTCGGCCTGAAGTATGTAGTAAGTTACTTTATGTGTGAACTGAAATTTTAATAAGTGATATGGATTCACAGCAGATCCCATGACAAGGATCGTTTCATTTTCCCTCAATTCTTTCAAAATGGGAATCTTTAATCGTAACGATAACAATAATGCATTTTCTGTATGGATGGAACTGAAAATACATATAGCGGTTGCCATATGTATTGTTTATATAAAATTACTTTTTATTTTCCATATGAAATTTTGACCTTTCATGCCTTGCACTATTAGATAATGAACATTCTACACCACATGTACACATATATTTTTGTGAACGTCGTTGACTTATTTCGTCTTTATTTTTTGCATGCCATTCTTTTTTGTATTCTTTTCGTTCTTCTGCAATTTTTTTACGATCTTCTATACTTAATTCATGATATCGTTTTTTTTGTTGTTCATTTCTTTTTTCTTGATTTTCAGTTTGATTTTTTTTTATTTGTTCTTTACGTTCTTCTGGTGTAGTATGAGCTTTTAAAGCATTTAATGTAGCTTTTAATTCAACTCTACATTTTTCTTCTTGTATTTCAGCTTGTATTTTAGTTTCACATGGAAACTCCATGATTGGAACCATTGTAAAACATTCCCACCCTCCATTTTCGCGTATAGTTTGATATAATTTACGTGTATTTTCAATACAATGATGTTTATGTTGATTTTTACGTTTAATCATATTTGTTGTATGTCCCACATATACCAATTCTGGATTGGTAGCATGTTCTATTTTGTAAATGATAGTATTCTTATAGTTCGTCATAGTAACAATAGGTACAATTGTTTAAATCAATTTTATCTTAAATTGTCTCATCTAATCTTGAGATGTCTCATTTTCATTTACGGATCAAACCCGTTTCTACATCTACCACCAAGCGGTCAAGGTAAAGGGTGAATACCATAATATCAATGGCTACTTGAGAGTTGTTAGTGAAGCTGATATTCAAATTACGCGTACTTGCTTTATCGGCATCACGCGACCTCTTAAGATCAACGTAGTAGTACCTATTGTTTGACCACCAACTTTGAGAAATGAGACCAGCACCAATGCCAAAATCCGAGCTTGTAAGATTGTCAGCAAGGGCAACCTGTTCAAGGAAATTCTCAAAGGTGTAAAAAAGGGTGGAATTCAATACGTTTTGACCTCCGAGGGTTACCTGAAAATTGGTAAGCGATAGGGGTGCGCCTGTAGCTGGGCAAGTATCAAGAGGCGAACCAAACTGGGAAAACCCGTAAGGAGTAGAGCCACCAATGGTAGTCACCTGAGTACTGGAAAGAAAAGGCACTACGAGAAGCCCGATTGGGTTCTTAATACCTGACTGCACCAACTGGCTGTAAGAGCCACCGGCAGGAATGGCGTTGTACTGGTTCGTAATGAACTGTTCATAAACTACAAGCTTGTTACGGTTCTCTTCCACGTACCGGAGTGCGCGGCTTGGCTCCATCTTTACAAGCGAGTAGTAAGCACGGCATGCAGGCATGGGGTGGCTTGCGACGTTCAAGCCAATGTTCACCGATCCACCGCCTACAGGGATGGCCGTAGTAGGTGCGCGAGCAATGAAGCACCCAGCACAGACAAACGCCGTGGTAGCGGGACAGCTGGCAGGGTTTGCCGTGGTGGATACCGATGCACCAGCTCCGGGTACGTTGTTAATCGTAATGGGGCATGTATTAGGGAAGGTAGAGTTGGTAGGTGCGCCGTAGAACTGGGTAATGAGACCCGGGTTGGAAACGGGAACCGAAATGGAACCCGTATTGAAATAAATTCTCATAATTGCCGAAAGCTTTCGGACAAGACCAAGCCGATCCATTACGTTACACAAATGGCGAACGGGAAGAATGGCCACATCGTACCAAGTAAGAACGTTTCCGACATAGGTAAAGTAAGGCTTGAACTCAGTAGCCAACTGAGTAGACGACATAAAGGTAAGCTGTGTACCCGTGCCGGTACCCCAAAGCGACTGAGCCGATGACTGAGGAGGATTGGATAAATCAGAAAATTTGGAGATACGGTTAGCAATGGCCGTATTGACTGCACCACCGTTTACAGCCGACTGAGCCGATGACTGATATACCGAGCCACCTAAAGAACCAAGGTAAGGAACGTTATTGACGAGACCAGTACCGGCACGGTTGGTATAGGTTATCTTTGACTCAGCGACACCACTGGGAGACATGTTAAATGCCATGGATTTCTCGTTATCAAGTTCACCATCAAAGCCAAGGGAAGGCCCCCATGTGTTCAAGTCCGTGGTAGACATTTGACTAAGCATACGGAAGTTCTGTACCACGTTGGTGAACGGAGAAGTATCGTTAATTACCTTACCATCAGCCTGTACTTCAATTTGGTGAATCAAATGTTGAAAATTGGACTTGAGAGTAACAAGGGAAATTCCAGCACATCCGCCTAAAGAGGCAAGGGTTGAAAGACCACCCGTAGAGACGCCAAGGGCAGGGAGGGCAACGGTCGCGCCGGCCGAAGTAACATACGCGGCCGTCATCACAATTGGGATGGTTAGGAACATGTCGGCAGTGTCCGTAAAGCCCCCCGAGTTGTAAATGGAAGAAAGGTCAAACTGGACTTGGCTTAAGCCCGAGTTGTTGGAATACACGCCCTGGTTAATATCATTTACGTAATTCCACTGTTTGTCAGTGTACGAAGAGTACTGGTCTACCGATTGGGGGGCGGAGCTTTTGGCGAATTCGTAGTTGTCAGAGTTCATACTTTCTCTAAAGAAAATAATTCTCAGAAAAAATATTTTGTAATTACATGGACGTTGATGAACTTACACTTAGAGACTTACGGTTAGAAGCTCAGTTATCAGCCATTTCTAAGAAGGCCGTACCCTCTATGGAAACCCAAAAAGACATGCCTACCAATATCTTGAATACTACCGTAAGTGACATTAACCTTAGAGATCTAGGATTAGAGGAACAATTGCAAAAGATAAGCCGAAATGCAACAAAAGACGTATTTGGTTGGAAACCTACCAATGTCAAGAGCTTTGTTACTCAAGAAATGGTTCAAGACTTTCAAGATGAAATGGCGAGTAGTTTTTATGAGGATCCCATTACCGGAAGAAAGCTAAAGTATGTACCAGGTACAGAGGTTCAATTGGAAGATTATAGGCCTGCCGGTGTACTTGCAGACGTTGGTATTTCAGAAGAGTCTTTACGTGCAGAACAATTGCGTTTAGCAGGAGAAAGACGAAGGAATGAACTTGAAATGTTAGAGATACAAGAACGTTTAGAATTTTTTAAACAAACGGCAGAATTCAAAGAAGAAAAACGGGTTGGTTCTTTTTATAGCAAACAATTTTTACTAGAGAATCCAGATTTGGTACTCGTAACCCCTACAGATTATACTGATTATGTAAGGCAGTTGGAACGTGAAATGTATGACCGTAGAGCTAGGATTTTTGAACTAGATGGAGAAATTGCAAGAATACAGGAAATGATTGATGTAGATGCACAAGTAAAAAGTGAGAATCAAGCTCAAAAAAATCGTATAGATAAAGCCAATCGGGCTACTTTAGAACAACGTAGCGAAGAGTTAAACCTCTTGAATCGTGGACGTTTGAATATTGTACGTCAGCCCAATGAATCCGATGAGGATTTTAAACAACGGTTAGTAGAAGTAGGACAGGTTGAATTTGATGAGGAAGCCATTACACAGCAAGCGGGACGGCGTGCCGTAACCAAGTTTAAAGAAAACATGAAGACTATTACACGTAACAACGCTTTGATTGAAAACATGATAAAGTCTGTAGATCCATCGCGTTTATTTTTGTACAACAAGTACTTTTCAGCCATTCAAACAAAAATGAAGGAAGTCTATGGAGCGGCAACATGGAAAGAGGATGATTACGATAATCTTCTTGGCATTTTTGATAACATTATTGGTAAAGTAGGGTTTGAACCAATGGCACAGCCAATTATAGCCGAACCATATTTACCTGATGTACCTGCATACGGTACACCAAATCCATATGTATTCACTGAAAAAAAACTTGATTTACCTCCATTACCTCCATTACCTCCATTACCTCCACGACAATACACAGCAGCAGAAGACGAAGTGGAGGATGATAGAAGGCTACCTTTTCAACCAACATGGGTAACACCACGTGGTAGTAGTGATGCCGATACTTTTTGGGGAAATACAACCCCAAATTTAACGGAACAGTTTAAAGATCAATATAGACAACGTACCGGTAGGACATTAACAGGTACAAGAGTTCAACAATTTCAAAGAGTGTACGAAGCTGGTCTTTTAGATCCACCAGTTGCCCCAGCCCCACAAGTTGGCGTAGGTTTACAACATGAAAAACTTCCAAAATTTGCCCATCTTGGTAAGATTGCCATTGATCCCCACGCTCTCTACTACCAGAATACATTAAAGATTCTTTCCCATAATAAACATCATCTACTTGGATACAAGAACACAAAGGTAAGCGAGGATCTGGTAAGTATTCTCATGGATTTGTACAAAGGTAAATTCCCTACTGGACATGAATTAAAGAAATTGGAGTTGGGAGAAAAGGAATTGTACGACAATATTATTCATCTAGCCCATTTACATAAAAAGGCAGAACATAACCTACCTCAAACAAGACAAGCCATGAAACACCGTTTTGAACTATTAAATGGTGAAATTGGCGCCGGTAACACAAACAAGGCATTAAAGGCAGAAATGAAGCAATTGTTGCATAAAATGGCCTATGGTGGAATGATTAGCCATGTACAAGTTGGAAAATACCTTAAATCCATAAATTGAGGAAAAATATAATCTCTAGTTTACTTTATGTATCACGAAGTCGGTATCCAAGCACTTTCGCCAAAACAAATTTCACGCCTTTTAAATGCCCATCCCGTACGTGTAAAAGCTGGGAGTGATGCAAAAATACAAGTTACGGCAGACCATGCAAAGAAGCTCGCCAAAGCTGGCATGAAGGGGTCGTCTCTTACGATGACACTTGACCCTTTTGCGATTCAAAATAACCAACATCTTAGGGCTTTGTCAGGAAAGGGGCCAAAGGGACTCAAGAAATTCCAGAAATGGACGGGGGCGATCGGAGATTTTCTCAAGCCAGTAGCTAAACCCATCATTGGAGCATTGACCGACGCGGCTGTTCAGAACATTGAAGCGTATGGCGATCAATCGGCCCGTATGGCTGGCATTGGGCCACGTAAAGAACTTCCAGCAAAATACCGCGGTACAGGGCCAAAGGGACTCAAGAAATTCCAGAAATGGACCGGGGCAATCGGAGATTTTCTCAAGCCAGTCGCTAAGCCCATCATTGGAGCATTGACCGACGCGGCTGTTCAGAACATTGAAGCGTATGGCGATCAATCGGCCCGTATGGCTGGTCGTGGAAAGCGTGGAAAGCGTGGCGGTACCCTTCTCATTGACCAGCCCTTTACAGCAAGGCAGGCAGTAGATACAACGGGACGTTTTGTAAAAGATCCGGCCAAGACTCTTGGGTTTGGAGGCCGTCTCCTTATTGATGAACCCTTTACAGCAAGGCAGGCAGTAGACACAACGGGCCGTTTTGTAAAGGATCCGGCCAAGACGATTGGTTTTGGAAAAGTACCAAGAATGTTAAAAAAGGATCGGCCAAAACGTGTTATGAGTGAAGCACAAAAGGCAGCCCTTGCCAAGGGTCGTGCCGCTCTTCGTATTAAGCTAAATGAGATGGGAGCCGGTGGCGCTCTTAGGCAGGCTGGTTATGGCATGGAGTAGGGGCAAGCCCCTACAACCCCATTAAGTAGGAGCAAGCCCCTACAACCCCATTAAGTAGGAGCAAGCCCCTACGACCCCGGTTAAGCTGGAAGCTTATTTTAAAAACCTATACTATGTCGTACAATCTGGTACTCAATTCAAACAATGCCGTTAATAACTCCACTTTTAAATACCAATTTATTAATGGCTCTTTTACAATCCATGATGAAGCAGAGATATGCATTAGTAATATTCAAATTCCATACTCATGGTTTAATATCACCGCCAATTATGATAACCAATTTTTTCAAATGATATTCCCAACGTCAACCGGACTACAGACCTATTCTATTACCATATCTCCGGGGTTTTATAGTGTGACGGACATGAATGCCTTTCTTCAACAGTATTGTATTACCAATGGGTTATATCTCATCAATGCATCCGGCCAATACGTGTACTATCTTACTTTTTTGTACAATATTACCTATTATGGAGTTCAACTTGTTACCAATGTAGTGCCTACGTCTTTACCTACCGGATGGACTGCCCCAGGGAATTGGGTTGGGTTCTATTCTTCTTCCGTGTCTCCCCAATTAATTGTTACAACGAACAATTTTGGAAAATTTATAGGATTCTTACCCGGTACTTATCCAACCATCAATACAGTAAATGAATCCATATTGAATACTTTTACTCCATTAGGATCCAACGTAAATTCTCTTATCATTCGGTGTTCCTTAGTAGACAATCAAATAGGTGTACCTACGGACATACTAGATACCATGCCTGTAAACGCGACCTTTGGAAGTAACATTAACTATCAACCACCTTCTTTAAAATGGATTAAATTAACACCCTGTACACATCAATACTTGACCATTACATTTGTAGATCAAAATCTAAATACCTTGTATGCGCAAGATCCAAACGTAACCATATCCATTCTATTGAATAATAAAGGAAAAGAAGTAAAAGAAAAAGTCATACCAAAATTAAATATTACCATTTAGTATGAGTGACTATATTCCCAATTGGTATGAGAAATTACCTGCCGATTTAAAAAGTAGCTCAAAGGTAGACAAGCACTTTAAAAAGCATCACATTCTACCTAATTCTATCATCGTTTGCATCGGAGGTACAGGATCCGGAAAGACAAATGCATTGGTTGACTTTCTTTCGCGAAAGGATGAAGCTTTTTACGAAATTATTTTATTTAATCCAGTATCAGCTGATGAGCCTCTTTATTCCATGTTGCGCCAAAAAATACCCGAAATGAAGGTCATTACAGATATTGCAGAGTTACCCGATGTAAAGAGTTTTGAAGAAGATCGTAAGAGTGAAAAACTTATTATCTTTGACGATTGGATTAACTTGAAGCCAAAAGAAATGAAAAAATTGAATGACTTTGCCATTTCAGGTAGAAAGGCCGGGTTTACGTCGTTCTTCATGACCCAGTCGTACACGGCTACTCCCAAAATCATTACCCGTAACGCCAACTACTTTATTGTATTCAAATTGAATGATAACCATACAATCAACAATATTCTTAAGAATCATAACATTCATGATGTAGACAAGGAACATTTCAAAAAAATGTACCATGAGGCTACGGACGAACCACGGTCTTTTTTTATGATTGATTTAAAAGGATCTGGGAAAGTAACTCATCTTCGGAAAAATTTTTTAAACTTTTATAAATCATGATTATCTACATTGCCCTTTCTATTGTTCTTTTCATCTATGTATGGTACCTATGTTGTTTATGTCTTTGCCTCTATCAACTGGGAATCCAAATGAATCCATTAGAGATTCTCTAATAAAGTATCAAGGATGAGTTCATTTTTTTTGGTATTGTTATCAAAAAGAGAAACGTAGTCATCCATGGCCTTCTTTTTGTTGGCGTACTGTTGCATGTATTTGATACAACCAACACAATAGTAACCACAAGAAGTTTGATCTAAATGTTGATTTTGTCGTTCATTCCAATAATATTCACCAATTTTATCTTCTATTTCTTGAGGTGGTTTGAATCCAAATGAATCGTAATAGCAATACTCATCCCCACATTTATACAACATGGTCCAATGAGATTGACCATTTAAATTAATAATGTAGTATCCATTTTTCAATGGTGGTAATTGATCTTTTACAAAACATCCATGAAAGGAAGAAACAGACCGTAACATTTTTTCTAGTTCACCATTTGTGGTTTCATTTTCTCCGCCTACTTCTAACTCTCCTCCTTGCAATAGGGCATTAAAATACCCGCCCAAATCTGTAAGAGTATTCGCGAATTTACGTAGCATCGGACTATTTTTAAAGATACTTCGCGTATCTTGTTTTACAAAGTCGGTAAGTTCTTGGGTAGCTAATCCATTGGCCTGTAGTACACCCATAATAAAAACTTGGCAATTATTTGAATTAGATTGATAGGGAAGAAAACGATTCCCCATGTATTGTTGAGTATTCAAAAACAATTCATTTACGGTTTTATTTACTGGAAACGAAGAAGTAAACTCAGCCCCTGGCTTTCCGCTTCTATCTTCTTGTACAAGGGTAATCCGTTCAATCTTTTCAAGGATCCATTTGGATTCACCAAGATTCAATTCAATGAATAAATGGAAAAGATTATCGTAGGGTACATTGGCAATGGTTCTAAGGGTTCCCTGTACAATGGCTTGTACGGGCGTCCGTCCACACCGTGCCGATAAAATGGGTTTATCTCCGATTTGTTCTAAGGCTCTTTTTACATTGGGTGGAATATTTTTTTTCATGTTGAACACACGTTTTAAGTAATCCATACTATAGGTTTTTAAAAAAAATATTATTCTATAGTATGTCATCTAATCCTCCGCCAACCTATGTAGTACCTATTTATAATCCCGCGTACTTTGCCTCATCTACGGAAGGCTTAACTATTGGTGAAGCATCTGGAATCTTTTTAAATAAAACATCGCCTGATATTGCCACGGCTTTAGAGACGTTTAACGCTGGTATCAATACAAATAATATAACGCCTACAACGACAGCATCCACCCTCTCATTAAATAGTAGTAAAACAGGTTCTACGAATGCCGATCCATGTATTGCAATTGCCACGTCTTCAGGTATTACACGTACCATCAAAATAGGGGCTGAAGGTGGAACGAATCCCAATAGTGTTCATCTAGCAGGTTTAGATGTAACAAATACAAGTTTAAATAACATTACTGGAACAACAGGAGTTATAAATATTGGTAATTTACAAACTGATGGTATTTTAAACTTGGGAACAAATACGGGACGAACCGCTACAGGTACGATAAATATCGGTAATACAGCGAGTAATACATTAATAAATATTGAAACTAATAATACTACAAATCCTTGTATAAATATTGGAACAGCAGCATCTACTGGAAGAATTAAAATAGCAAGAAATGCCGGCTCAGTAGATATAGCAAACATAAGAATAAGTGATAATAATATAAATAATGTTACTGCCGGAGCGGGAGCAATTGTTTTTGCAGGTGGTCAAACATCAGGTGCATTATATTTAGGTTCAGGTGGTTCAGCCAGAACATCAGCTGGAATTATTGACATAGGAAATATAAATGGCAATGCCTGCCCAGTAAACATTATGAATGGCGGAGCAGCAACAGCTGGAAGTGTAAATATTGCAAGTGTAGGAGCAAACACAACAGCAATTAATATTGGTTCAACTACAGGAACAGGAGCAATTAAAATAGATACCGCTTCGGTTCTTAACACACTTGCTACACCCGCAATCGCAATCGGCACATCAACATCAAATAAAACGATATGTATTGGTAATAATACAGCGGGTTCTAATAATACAGTTTATGTAACAAACATGGAAGTCATCACAAGTTCGGGAGGTCTTGAAGTGAATAATGGAAATGGTAATATATTTATAGGTAATAAACAAACATCATCAGTTTTACATTTAGGTTCAGGGACAGGAAGCAGGGGTTCAGGATCTAATGTTAATATAGCAAATCAAGCATCTAATGCATGTAATGTAAATGTGATGAATGGTAACACAACAGGAGGTAATGTAAATATCGCAAATGGAACAGGTGCGACACAAACAACAGCAGTAAATATTGGTTCAGGCTCTACGACAGGTACAGTCACAATTGGTAATTCAGCAAATACGGTTCAAGTGAATGGAGGTTTAAGTATTGGAACAGGTAAAAATATCACATTACAACCTACAACAGGTTATGTAGCACCAACAGCAGATACAATGTTAGGAGGAATAACAGAAGGAACATTCCCAACACTTACATTTCCAATGACAACATCTACTGATATAGCAACAATAAGTTT